ACGGTGTAGATCCCTCATCCCTCCCTGCGCTGCACAGAAGGGAAATAGGTGGCCGGATTTTACGCCGCCCGCAGCAGGACTATCCCGCCGCTACCGTGGTCTAGTTTTCCACCGCCGTTCTCAATTTGAAATCCTTTCGCTTTTCACGAAATCCATCGGCTTTGGTGATCGATCATAGCACAACTGTTCATTTTTATTGAACGATAACCATATGATGAGGTATCATTCGGTGAACGATACAACTGGTGGTGAAGATGCTGGATCGGCTGCGAAGCCTTTTCCGAGCGCCCGAGCGCAAGTCCCTGTCCGCGCCGACAGACGAGGAAACGCTGCGCATTTTCACGGGCGGATACCTCCCCGGCGCGCTGGCGATTTCGGCCGGCGATGCGCTGAAGGTTCCCGCCGTCCAGCTTTCCATCCGGCTCATTGCGGAGGGCGTGGCCGCGCTCGATCGCCGCGTGGTGAAGGTCGACGGGGGCCGGGAGGTGGACGCCCCGGAGCATCCGGCATCCCGGTTCCTTGATGGTCGGTGGAACACGGCACGATCAGCCTATGAGGGCGTGCGCGATCTGATTTCCGCTGCCCTGTGCAGCGATGCCGGCGGCATGGCCTGGTGCAACCGCGTCGGCGGGGAGCTTCGGGAGATCGTCTTCTATCGCACCTCGTTGACGGTCCAGCACGACACCGACACCGGGGAACCGACCTATACGCTCGGCACGCGGGAGGTGCCGGCCGGAGACGTCATCCATGTTCGAGGCGCTTTCGATCGCTGCCCGCTGACCCTTGCCCGCGAGAGCATCGCCGTCGCAGCCACGATGTCCGATCGCGCCGGCAAGATGATGAAGAACGCGGATCGCCCTGCGGGCTGGATCGAGTTCGAGGAAGACCTGGACGAGGAAGCCTTCGTTCGCATGAAGAAGTCATGGGAGGAGGCGCACGGCTCCCCGGAGAACACGGGCAAGACGGCGATCCTCTACAACAAGGGCAAGTATCAGACGGTCGAGTGGAAGAGCGTCGATCAGCAGTTTGTCGAGCTTCGCAAGGAGCAGGTAGTCGAGATCGGCAGGGCCTTCGGTATCCCGCCGTCGATGTTGTTCAACCACGACAGGGCCACATGGTCGAACTATGAGGCCGCGTCGAAGGAATGGATCGTCAACACCCTTGAGGGCTGGTGCAAGATCACCGAGGCTGCCCTAACGCGGGCGCTCCTTTCCGAGGACGAGCAGCGCACGCATCGCATCATCATCGACCGCGACGACCTGACCCGCGCTGACATCGGCGCTCGTGCCACCGCCTACAGCCAGCTTATCGCGGCTCGCGTCATCAATCCGAACCAAGCCCGGAAATGGGAAGGGCTCGATCCCTACGAGGGCGGCGAGGCTTACCTCAACCCCAACATCACGGTTTCGACCCGCACGACCGGCCCGGCGAAGCCCGACGAGGAGGACGCCTGATGGAGCGGATCATCTTTGAAACGAAGATGGTGGCCGGTGACGAGGGCGTCATCGAGGGCACCGCGTGGGACTTCGGCACGCCGGATCGCATCGGCGACATGATCGAGCCGGGCGGCATGAAGAGCGTGTTCCCGCTGCCCCTCCTGTTCGGCCACGACACAAACGACCCGCTCGGCACGATCGACGCCGCCAGCGAGAAGGGCGGGAAGCTGCATTTCAAGGCTCGGCTCCTGATCGCCGATGTTCCCCGCGCCGCTCAGGTATGGGCGCTCAGCAAGGCCGGCGCGGTGCGCGGCTTCAGCATGGGCTTCAACATCCTGAAGTCGGTCGAGCGGAAGGTGGAGGGCCGCGTCGTCGGCCGCCTCATCAAGCAATGGGAATGGCTGGAGGGCAGCCTCGTCAGCATTCCGATGCACCCCGGCGCGCGGGTGACGAGCGCGAAGTCGGCAGTCGATGCCATCGCCATCGCTGCGGCGATCAACAGGGCAGCAGCCCAGATGAAAGGAACGTGAAATGTCTATTTCCGAAAGGGCTGCGGCGCTTCGTTTCATGAACGAATCCCCGATGCTCACCAATGCCGAGGCCCGCGAGTGGTGCGGCCTGGGCCTCACCCGCAAGGGCGAAGAAGACGATCCGGCCGGCATCGTCACCAAGGCGCTTGACGAGTTCAAGACCAGTGTCGACGGCCGGCTGAAGAAGATCGAGGAGAAGCAGGCTCCCGACCTGACGAAGCTCGAGGAGCGGCTTGCCGCCGTCGAGACGAAGGCGAACCGGCCGGCCACCGAGAAGAAGGACGGCGAACCGACCGAGGAGCGCAAGGCGTTCGGCACGTATCTGCGGTACGGCAACCAGACGCCGGCCGAGGAACTGAAGGCGCTCACGGTCTCCAGCGATCCGCAGGCCGGCTATCTCGCCCCTGCGGAAATGTCGACGGAGTTCATCCGCGATCTTGTCGAGTTCTCCCCGATCCGCTCCGTTGCCAGCGTGCGCACCACGTCGGCGCCGGAAGTCCGGTATCCGAAGCGCACCTCGATCACCAACGCCCTGTGGGAAGGCGAGCTGGAGGAATCGGAGGAGTCGGACGTCAGCTTCGGCATGATCGAAGTGCCGATGCACAAGCTCACGACCTTCGTAGACATCTCCAACGAGCTCCTTGCCGACAGCGGCGGCACGGCGGAAGCCGAGGTCAGGCTCGCCCTGTCGGAAGACTTCGGCAAGAAGGAAGCCACGGCCTACGTCAACGGCTCCGGGCAGAAGCAGCCCGAGGGCTTCATGAGCAATGCCGAGATACTGCACACGGTCAACGGCCACGCCACCAACCTCAGCACCGACAAGCTGATTGAACTGCTGTATGCCCTGCCTGCGGCCTACCGCAACGCTCCGGGCTTCCGCTGGGCCATGAACGGCAACACGCTGGCCGCCGTCCGCAAGCTGAAGAACGGCACGACCGGCGAATACATCTGGCAGCCCGCCCTCCAGCAGGGACAGCCGGAGTTGCTGCTCGGCAAGCCGGTGCTGGAGATGATCGACCTGCCGGACATCGGGGACGGCAACTTCCCGATCATCGCAGGCGATTTTAGCGCCTATCGCATCGTGGACCGGCTCAACCTGTCGATCCTCAGCGATCCCTACACCCAGGCTCGCAAGGGCGTGACCCGTATCCACGCGACCCGCCGCACCGGCGGCCGTGTGCTTCAGGCCGCGCGCTTCCGCAAGCTGAAGACCGCAACCGCGTAAGCCCGGCGCAGAAAGGAACCATCATCATGATGCGCGACCTCTATTCCAACATCGGCGTGGCCCCGGCTCAGGCGCCCGCCGTCAAGTCCGCTGCCGGCGACGGCATCACGGTCGATACCAAGGGCTTCTCCAGCGTGGCCTTCGTCGTGAACACCGGCGCGATTGCCGGTGACGGCGACTTCGGCGTTGCCATTCAGGAAAGCGATGCTGCGGACAGCGGCTTCGGTGCCCCGGATGCTGCCTTCGTGGACAGCAACGCCCCGGCCACGCTCGCGGCGAACAGCACCTACAAGCTGGGATACCGCGGGAACAAGCAGTTCGTCAGGCTCCAGCTCACCAAGGCCGGCGGCACGTCGATCGCGCTTGGTGCCGTGGCCGTGCTCGGCAACCCGCACGTCGCCCCGGTGGCGTAAGGACTGAGATCGGAGCGCCAGATTCATGACGGCAAAGCGGCCTGTCGAAGAACCCGAAGCGGCCTGCCCGGCGCTCCTCCCTTCCGCGAGGGTGTTCAGCAGGGTTGAAGGCCGTGAAGGTCGCGCGCACCAGCCGGGCAATCCTCCCGGCCAAGGGCGCAAGGAGCGGGATGCTACGCGCTACCCCGCTCCCTTCATCGGGAGGTGCTGACATGGCCCGCATCCCTCGCATATGCCCATGCGGTCATCGTGTGCCCGCTGGCGAGCCTTGTGCCTGCCAGAAGGCCAAGCGTGCCGAGGCGGACAAGCAGCGCGACGGCGCCCGCAAGCGTGGATATGACACTGCATGGCAGAAGGCAGCGGCCGCGTTCCTCCGCGAGCCCGGCCATGATCGGTGCGCCTGTGGTGCGCCTGCCACCGTCGTCATGCACAAGATCAGCATCCGCGAGCGTCCCGACCTGAAGATGGTTCGGAGCAACTGGAAACCGGGATGCGTGCGCTGCAATGCCATTCAAGCCGACCGCGAGCGCCGGCAACCGGGGGGTGGATCGGAACTTTCACCGACCGGCCTGGGACCGGCCCGGGGTCTCGACTCCGCGGTTTTTGCTAATTCGTCGAAAAAATTCCGGGGGCGCTCCTGATGCTGGAAATCATTACCCCGCCCGTGGTGGACGAGGACTTCCTCGCGCTGGTCTACGATCATCTGAAGATCGAGGCGGGCGATCCCGAGGACACCTATTCCGATCCCGGCGAGGAGGAAATCCTCGATCTGGTCGACTCCTATGTCGAGGCCGCGCTCGGCAAGATCGAGAGTGCCAGCGGGCGGATGCTGTTCAAGCGGACGTGCCGGCTCACGCTGGACGCCTTCAGCCGCACGATAGCCCTGCCGGCGAGCCCGGTGATCGCCGTCACCGGCATCACCTATCTGGACACGGCCGGCGACGAGCAGACGCTCGACAGTGCCGCCCATGCCCTGCTGGACCGGCTGGAATGGCCCAAGCTGATCGCGGCACGCGGATATACCTGGCCTGAGACATGGGACTTTCCCGGTTCGGTGAAGATCACGTTCGACGCCGGCTATGGCGAGGGCATGGAGACGATCCCGGCCCAGCTCCGCATGGCGACCATGCAGACGGTCGCGGACTGGTTCCGCTTCGGCGGCAACGTCGCCACCACCAGCCTTGCACCGCTGCCCGCCGACGCCCGCCGCGCCTGCATGAACTTCAGGAGGGTATGGGCCTGATGGCACGTAAGGCAGGGGTATATGGCGCGAAGGGCGTCACGGCGGCGATGCGAGAGTTGCGCCGGAACATCACCCGTCCGGTTGACGCGGCGGCTCGCAAGGCGCTGCGTCCGATCCTGAACGCAGCGAAGGCGAACACGGAACACGCCAGCGTGAAAAAGGCGCTGGTGATGAAGAAGGACCGCAAGGCTCCGAAGACCAAGCCGACGCACCTTGTCGGCGGCGATCCGAAGAACCCTGATTATCGGCTCCTCCACCTGCTGGAGTTCGGCGTCGCCCCGCACAAGATCGGGGACATTCAGCATCCCGGCCATGCCGCGGAACCCTTCTTGACGCCCGCCTATGAGCAGCACGGCGCGGAGGCGATCAGGACATTCGGCCGCGAGCTTGGCCCGGTCGTCGAGAAGGATGCCGCCCGCATGGCGAAGAAATACGCGGGGAAGAAGTGATGGAATCGCTCGCCCTGATAAAGGCCATCCTCCTAGCGTCGTCGGCGGTCACGGCCGCGTGCGAGGGCGGGATACATGCCAACGAAGCGCCCCAGCGCGACCCGCTGCCGAACGTCGTCATCATGTCGACCGGCCCGAATGACGATTCCGACAAGCTCACCCATTCCGGGCCGAACGGGCTTCTGAATGAGCGTGTGCGCATCTGGGCTCAGGCGAAGACCGCCAACGCCGCCCTTGCCCTAGGCGTGGCGATCGACAAGGCGCTGCACGGCTACAGTGGCAATGTGTCCGGTGCCCATGTCCAGCTTGTCGAGAAGCTGATGACCCTCAGCGATTTCCAGTCGAACGCGACCGTGCAGCGCGCCATCATCGACGTGCGTATTCATTGGACGAGGGCGGCATGAGCATCGATCCTGCCACCCTCAACCGCCGCGTCGTCGTGGAGCGATACACGCTGGTTCCCGGCCCGCTGAACGACGAATACCTGTGGGCGCCGATCCGCAAGGTATGGGCGGCGATGGTCTATGACGACGTGGAGGAGGTCTTCGAATCCAACCAGTGGATGGTGAAGCGGTATGTCCGATTCACGATGCACTTCAGCCGCGACATTTCCGAGGTCGACCGTCTCCTGTGCATGGGCGTGACCTATGAGATTCTTGGCATCAAGGAGATCGGCAACCGCGCGGGTATCGAGATCAAGGCTAAGGCCGTCGATCCGGGGGGCGTGTGATGCGTGGCGTCAAGCCCCAGCTTCGCGCGATCGAGGGCGGCCTGTCCAAGGTGCCGCCGCCTCCTGCCGGCCTGAACGCCGTTGCCCGGGAGGAATGGAAGCGCGCGGGCAAAGACCTGATCGACATGGGCGTGCTGGCGCGGTCGGACCTTCCCACGCTGGAAATGTACGCTACGTGCCGGGCGATGGTGAAGAAGCTGCGGCCGCTCGCGGACAAGGCCGACGCCTTCATCGTCAATGAACCGCCCCGGGATTGCCGGAGGCATTTTGGTTTGAGTCACGCGGCCATGGGTTGGGCTTCCAGCATAGCGTAGTAGCGTTCCTCGGCTTCGGCCGGCGGGATGTTGCCGATGGGTTCGAG